TTCTTTTCTCCTTCCATTTATCAATCTTACCTTGTAGGAATTTTTGTAGTTTCTTCTTTATTTGATCAAAGAGAGGTGTAGCTAGGGTGGTTGTTGCTACAGCTGCCACGGCTGCATAGGTAGCAGTTGCTACTACTTCAGCAGTAGGTAACGGCATCTGTATATCTAGTACAGGTAACTGTACGCTAGGAGCAGTTGGTGCTTCTTCTGACGCTTCTGCCTCTACCCCTTCAGGAGCCTCCAGATCGCTCGGAGGGATCACCATAGGGGTATAACCTGGAATTCGAGCGTTAGGTGGTTTAAACTCGATCTTCATAGGAGGTAGAGGCTCAGGATTAGTAGGGACTCTTATCCTACCAAGGTTTGCCGACACCTGTTGTTGGAGTCTTTTGCTCGTTTACACCGTTCTCTACAGCAGCTTCAATTGCAGCTACATTACCTTCTTTCTCTGCTTCTAGTTTTGCTTTAACCCAACCAAGAACTACTTCTTCAGTTAGATCCGCATATGGTACTAGAGTATCAGGTTTAGGAAGATCTACTTCACCAGTTGCTCTGAATTTATATGTGCCATCTTCACCGTTAACACGGAAGATCACTTTATTTACATACCCATCAGCTAGTTCGCGTTGTAGGGTGTTTACTTGCCAAGTTTTTGTTGCCATTTTAAGGAGTATTTGATTTGTTTGCTATTAAGAATGCTTTATAGTCAGCTTTGACTTGTGGAGTCCACGCAGCGTTACATATTGCTTGTACGTCTGCGTCTTCTCCACTGATATCTGTATCAACTAGGTTATCACTTTCATCAAGTTTTCCAGGGTTTAATACTTTTCTACTAAAGGAACGGGTAAGTTCCGCACCATCTTTTTTAATGATTGCCGCGGTTCTTACCTGTATATGCCATTTTCTGACGACTTCAATCTTGTCGTTCTCTTGTGTTTCTGTTAATGCCATTTAGGGACGTTCTCCGAACGTGACAGGTTTATGGCGTAGTTTAAAGACGTGCTAACGGTCTAGCTATTAATCATCTGTAGCTATGCTACTGCTCTGTAACTTGCTTGGAAATACACTTGAGTATTAGTTGCATTCATCCCGTTATATTTAAGATAAGTCCAAGCATTTGTCGTGTTATTTGCATAGAACATGAGCTGTTCACTAGTGTTGACGTATGCGCACGAAGCAACGACATCAACTTGCTTACACATGCAAGACCCGCCTGCGTTATTTGATTCACAAGCGAAAGGCAACGACTCTACAGCTACTTGAGTGTTTGAACTATCATCAGTAGGTGCAACAAATCTGCCCCATATTTGAACGAGTTTTCCGATCTTTACATATCTTGCGTTATACCATGTAGCTGTACCATTAGATAGAGTAGGAGACCAAATCCCATATTCATAATCGTCTAGGACTTGCCCAGTAGTTGTTTCACCGGTTGCAACATCTGGTGAGAGCTGGAAGTCAATACCCTTACCGCTAGGTAATTTTAAGTTTCCAGTTGGTAACTCAACATCTCCATTAGCATTGAGCTTCAAACATGCAATAGCTGCACTTGGCGAATGGTTTCTGTGATAAAAAGCAAGATCACCAGTATCTCCATATATTTCCCACTGCTGGACTTCATCATCTGAAAAGGTTATACATCCACCAGTAGAACCACTAATTTCTAAACATGTATAACCAGTTGGAGCAAATGGGTCGTCAGTACCTATACCTACGTTACCTGCTGAAGTTATAGTAAGTCTTTCTTTACTGTTATCAGCGTCATAAAACCTGAGATTATCATTAGCAATAATTATCCACTCACCTTGACTATTCTTCATCTTTATACCAGCATTTCCAGTACTGGTATTTTGTGCTACGAAATAAGTATCAGAAGTATCAGCAGAGTTATATAGGTGTACTGTTTGTGAAAGGACATCTATACCACTAGATGTAATTGTAGCTGTATGAACATTATTTCTATGTATCTTCCAATCATGATCTGTATAGGTACCAACTTCAGTATTACCAGAATAAGCTCTAATACCAAAGGTTTCTGAGTTAGTAGTATCTTTTACATAGAATCTAGCGTCACCAGTATGTTTGACATCTGCTCCAACAGAAGTCGTCTCAAACTTAGGAGAACCATTATAATTTATTTGTACTACTCCAGTTTCGTCACAATGTATGAAATTATCACTACCAGTTTGTAGTTGTATCCCATCACCTTTAATTTTTAACCTTCCAGTAGCGGTAGTTTTGGTAATATAAGCATCTGATCCGTCATGGTAAATTTCTAAATCAGGTGTTGTTGCATCACCAAATCTAATCTTTTCGTTATCTAAGAGGTCGATAGGAGTCTTTAAACCCCTATCGTCTATTTTTGTTAATGCCATAGTTATTTAGCCTCCAATGCGGCGACTTTAGTTTCTAATGTTTCGATCTTTGCCATCGCTTCTTGCAAGGCTTTAACAGCTTTCATATATAAAATTGATTGTTTAACGCATTTAGTTTTAGTACCTGACTTGTTTCCTTCTACATCCTCATCTTCAAATTCATAAACCAAACCAGGAGATGTCTGTTCTACATCTTGAGCAATAACTCCAATTTGTAGTTCTCCAGATGGGTTGTCTTTAAATCTATATTTTTTAATTTTAAGATTTTTTATGTCATCCCATTGAGAAGAAGCATCTACTATATCTTGCTTTAATTTTATATCTGATAATTGTGAGAAAGTTCCATTAGTGTTTTGAGAATCACCATTAGCCCAAACTAACCAACGTGGACTACTGTGACTACCTCCCCAGAATTGATAAGCTTTATATGTTGTATTATTTGGGTCACAGCCTGAGAAATAAACTTGCATCCCATAAGGTGCTGACCCATGACTATTAGTAAGTTGAAAAGTCCAGTTACTGTTAGTACTTGTTAATTCATGACTACTACCTGCATCTGTCCAACCTACAGTATTACCCGCTTTTAAATAACCAGTATCATTAATAGACATTCTTCTGGCATTGGCACCTGTAGTATAGAATTCAAGAGCAGAATTACTAGGTCTTTGGTAAATATACCAACTTCTCGCATCATTATGATTTGATGAATCGTTTATAATTAATCCACATTGTTTTGTAAAATCACTCCTTCCAACTTGTACCCATGTATCTCCAGTTGCATTAGGACCAACCGTTACTCCCCAAGTTTGTGTTTCTAAACGGTTTAAATTATCATGGTAGAGTGTTACGGATCCGTTTTGGTTAGCAATGATCATATTTTCATCATTAGAACCTATAAACTGTTGAGCAGCAGCTTTATATTTTAAATCATTAGTTTGATTATAAATATAGCTATTAGTTCCATCATGGTAGATTTGTAGGTCTTGACCACTTCCTGAAAATAGCTTTTGATCATCTTGAAGTTTGATAGCTCCACCTGATACTGAACTATCAAAATCCAAAATACCTGTTACTTCAACACCATCACTATTCGTCTCAAACTTCTTAGTACCGTCGTACCAGAGGGTTACTGCTCCGTTTGCTATAAATTGAGCTATAAAAGCAGTATTACCCGCATTTGTAATATCAATTTGAGAACCAGTAATTTTTAAATTACCAGTACCCATATCTCTTATTAATGAGTGAGTTCCGTTATGGTAGATTTGTAGATCATCTCCAGAGCCGAAATTAGCGTATACATTATCATCAAACTTTAATTTACTTTCTGACGAATCAAACTGAATATCTTCTCCAGCAGTATCAGGGTTATCAAGCCATAGATCTCCTGTGATTTTTGTTCCTAATGAAGTCGTTTCAAGCTTAGGATCAGTACTACCGTCGTAGTAGAGCTTTACTGAATCATTACCAACAACCTTGATACCATTTTCACCATCTTGAGGAGATAAGTAAATATCATCTTTAGACCAAACATAGATATCGTCACTAGTACCTACACCATATAGATATAAATCACCTGTTGTATGCGAGATATATGAATCCGTACCGTCACTGTAAATTTCAAAATCTCCTGTACCACCTGTACCAAAACTTACTTTATGGCTATCAGGGAATTGAAGAGGATTATCTAATTTACTAGCTTCGATAGCAGCTGAACTACTTATATCACCATTAACTATAGAACCATCAACAATCTTAGCTGATGTAACTGTGTTATCACTTGGAGTACCAATTGAAACTGTATCTCCTAAGACAACTACAAAGTATGTAGAGTTTGTTGGAGGTGCTGCAGCTAATACAAGTTGATTACCATTAATAGCAAATCCTTCACTAGGTTGTGATGTACCAGCATTAGGTTTCTGTATAACACCATTAATACTTACTATAGTTGACTGAGCATCTGTAGCTGCAGTAGACATAGTAAAGCTTGTTCTACTGTTATCAAAAGCTTCTGATAACGTTACGATATAAGAGGTAGAAGACTGAGCTACGTCATCCCACTGAGAAGTTACGGCGTTATAGACCTTCATCTTCTTCAATGTTGTATCGTAATACAAATCACCGTCATCGTTATTAGATGAAGGTGCAGATGAAGCTATTCTATATCTAGCATTGAAATCATTTATATCATCAGATAATTGTTTTATATCATCTTCTTTACCTAATATTTTATGGTAGTTATATGTCTGACTAGATCCTGTAGAGCTAACCATTAAACCAACACCAGCAACTAAAGTCTCGCTATATAGACTAGAAGGTGCTCCATTAATAGTTACAGTAGATCCTCCTACAGTTGTAGCTGTAGTACTAACACCAGAACCATTAAATGCTACACCACCTGCATCAGATATAGATATAACTACACCACTATCGGGTTGTGTATTTGGAAACACTGCATCTGTTGCAATAACTTCAAGACCACCTAAAGGTGCTATAGCTGCTGTAACATGATCTGCTACTGCTTTAGACGTAGGGTATTCTGTATCACTATTACTTGTTAAACTAGTAGCTTTAGTCATACCATCTACTATGTTCAACTCAGCTGTAGTTGCAGTAACTCCGTCTAATATATTTAACTCAGAAGTAGTACCTGTATAACCATCTAAGTTATTTAACTCAGCAGTTGTAGCAGTTACACCGTCAACTATATTTAACTCAGAGGTAGTAGCTGTTACACCATCTAATAGATTCAATTCAGCAGTCGTAGCTGTGACACCATCTAATACATTTAACTCAGCTGCAGTAGCTGTTACGTTTGTACCAGAAATTGCTAAAGTACCAGTAACACTACCAGATCCAATTTCAAATTTATTTTTAACTCTTGCACCACCAACAATAATCTGTAAGTCAGCAGCAGCTTCTAATAAATCTATACATTCATCTGGATCTCTATATCCATCACCTCCGTAATTATAACTATCACCCAATGATTCTATACCGTGTCCACCTGCACCATAAGCTAAATAACGCAGTCCAGAGGTAGTATTACTACTACTATCAATGTGGCTAGTGTTGTCTGGGTGTACAAACATTGCACCTTTTTGACCACTTAGCATCAAAACTGGTTGATAACCATCTGGATTAGTTGGATTGTTATTAGATGTCCAAATACCATTTCTTCTAGCATCAAAACTAGTAAAACCACCAAGATTAATTGTAGTACCTGTTAAGTTATAACCATACCCTTCACTACCATCTCCAATCCATATCTGACCATGTTCATCCTCACATCCTGCAGATCCTCTGAAAACTGAATAATCTGAAGTACTTTGACCTGGATTATTACTTGAAGTATTAGTAATTCTATCTTGTTCTATATCTTGTTTAGCACGGAAAACAGGAGCATAATGGAGGGTATTCCAAGTACCACCTGCTAAACCTTCATTTACATATCTACCAACTTCAAAGGTGTAATCTTTGGCTATTGCAAATCTATGACCAGAACTGAGATTACCAGAATCCTTCCTTATCGAAATTGCAGGCTTATACGAACTTCCACTTCCCGTATCTTTACCATAATGATCAATAGCGTTTCTATTAACTTTCCAAAACGCATCTTCATTTTCACCATTCCAGTAAGTTGCATTTATAGTGGCACAAGTTATAGTTCCATACCCTCCGTCTACACCTACTTTTAAGTGACCATCACCTGTAGTATCAAACGTTAAATCAGCACTGTCTACTAAAGCACCACCAGTACTAGTAAAAACAATCCTACCACTAGTTAGATCAGATACAGTAGCTGATGCTAGAGTTGATTCTCCAGTTACGGCTAAAGTTCCGTCTAATGTTGATGCACCAGTTACATCTAAAGTACCAGGAAGATCTACATTACTTGTCCATTCAACATCAGTACCATTAGCTGCTGTTTGAAGTACTTGTCTTGCAGTACCATCTTTTAATTTACTAACTTGTATCTCTGCAGTAGGTGATATATCTGCATCTAATATAGTACCATCTTTTATGTGTGCTGAATTTATAGCACCAGGTTCTATATCATACCCTTGTATTAGTTGATCTTGTTCTTCTTCTAATGCACGTAGAACTTGAGTTTGGTTATCGTTTAAATCATCTGACTTAATAGAAGAACCTGCAGAATAAGTAGCTAATGCTTCAACCTCAGTATCAGCATTATTCATTATATCGGTAATTCTAACTATACGAACAGTACCGCTAGAAGGTGCTTTACCAGATACCCATGCTATAGTACCACCATTTGTTGTGTAGCTTTGTATTTCGTAATCGTGTGATAAACCTGCGGTAGTACCAACTCCTTTTGTTTTTAATACGCCATCTACGTATACATGAATTTCACTAGTAGTAAAGGTAGCAATAGAAAAATTCTCTGAAGTACCTCCACTAGCTGTATATTGTTTAAAACTTGCCATTTGTTATTTGTATATGGATATAACGGGTTGGATTTGTTGCGTCTCTTTTGTTTTCTTAAGACGATTGATTTTTTTCTGTTTCTGTTCTTCAACGAGAGATTGAATATTAGTATCTTTCATTATAGAAGCCCAAGCCTTTCTACGTGCATCATCCATAATATCTTCGATTCTCATATTATGGAAGTAATCTCTTGCTTCATATTCTCCACGTTTCCCATCTCTAATATCTTTATGCATAGTTTCTATAGAGTCTATAACTTTAGGATTTTTAGCTAGCTTATCTAGCTTTCTTTCTAAGTTTTGCTGACCTATAGCTTTTTGATACATAGATCTTATTTCAGGAGAATCAGTTAAGTCATCGCCAAATGGAGAAAAGAAAGTTGATATTCGTAGATCATAACCACTTTCAAATAAAAGTTTTCTACCTGGAGTTTGATCTAAACTAAAATTAATAGGCATGAAAGCATTCCACATTCTAGTTAAAGGATCCCACTCTTTTAAAGGTTTACCAGTTAATAAATCATATTTAATAGGTAAGGGTTCACCAGCTACTCTTTCAGTTAATAAGTTTCTATTTCTTATAGACTGATCAATACCAGACCCTAATTCACGAGTATAAGGAGTAAATAATTTACCTAATTCATTCCTTAAACCAGCTAAAGGTACTTGATTATTAGCTATATTCGCTACAATACGCTCTGCTTGTCCAGGTCTACCACCAAGTAAATCTACAAACTGTTGCATACCAGCTAAATAAGACTTACTAGTAACACCTTGGGCTAGAAGTAAACTTATTTTAAGTAATTGCTTTTCAGTCCATTCTTCTCCCATCAACTGACTAGCATCACCTACATCAGATATAAGAGACATTATTTGGTTGAATGGTTCTATAGAATCATATCCAACTCTAAAACCACCTTCACCACCAAATCTAATAGTTCTTGGTTTGTAACCTGCGTCTAACCATACTTGTCTATTTTGTCTATCAAGAGGTCCGTTACCTGTGAGATCACCTCTCATCCAAGCTTGAGATGCCATGAAAACTAAAGATGTACCCATAGCCAATCTACCAACTTGTAATGCCTTAGCATTATCTAGTTCGACTGCACTAGTGATACCATATTTTCTTAAGTTATCAATATCTTTATAGGTAGCAAATGCTATATCGTTCCATTCTTTAACTAAGAAGTTAAAACCAGGTGTATGTTTAGCTGTTAATTGAAGACCATTTACACCAGTTCTAGCAAATAAGAAGAAGGGTTTAGCCCATGGATTAGCTTGGAATACTTGGTTCAACCCTTGGGCGAATCCTTGTAATTCCTGTGTTAATGTAACTTCTTTTCTTGCAAATTTTGTAGCTTCATCTATAATATTACCGTTATTATCGAAGATTTGATGATAGAAATCTTCTTCATATACTCTAACTAACTCAGGACTTATTTCATTATAAGCAGTTAGTTTACCTTTTGATTGAGCATCTAAAGCTGATCTCATAGCTTTCTCTCTCATCTTAGCTCTACCTAAGATATAAGCAAAAGCATCATCAGTAGCTGCCATTATCTTAGTTGAATAAGTAAAGAAGTTATTATTATTTATACTTCTAGACATATTAGCTAAGTTAAACCATACTCTATCTCCTACTGTAGCACCAGATTCAGGGTTCTCAACCCATCTTCTTAGTAATTCCCAGTTATTATCACCTCTAGTATATTCAGCAAATCTAGTTTTAACTGTAGATACATCTCCACTCCAGTAAGAATCTAATTTATTTCTAAATAGAGTCCACGATTCAGGTATAGCTTCTATCATTGCATTGATTGAAGATAGACCAGCTCTGACTGTAGCAGAATCTCCTGTGAATGGTAAGGTTAATGCAGCTCCAAATGTAGTTGATAGAGGTCTTAAGAATGTAGCCGTAGCTGTACCCATAATAGCCCTAGCAGGGGTCTTAGGACCACTTAGGATACTATGAATCATAACACCTTCAAGCTCTCTTATAAACGCACCTGTCTGCTTCTTACCTTCAATCTCACCACCTTTAATCATTTTTCTAGCCCAATGATCAAAGTCATCTACACTATTAACTGTTTTCATAGAAGAGAATGCTTCAAATAAAGCATTTAACATATCTTCATCTGGTTCATCTTTAGCTATTTTTAAGATAGACATAATAGATTCTCTAGTATCTGCCATGTCTTCAGATAAAGTTTCTTCTAAATATTTACGTCGTTTACCAGCTCCTAGTTCTCTAAAGTTTTGAGACTTAACAATCCTAGCTTTTTTAACTTCTGTTAAAGCAGTTAACATAGTATCTACTATTTGATCTGCAGGACCATCAATGTCACCTAGATCAGCAAAGTCAGCTATTTCTCTACCAGCAATACCTAAGTCTCTTAGCTGTCTTATTAAAGTACCTACAACTAAATCAGCTGCAACTACATTTCTACTAGTAATTGTTTGGATTTGATCTGGTGTACCTTTATCATAAATATCAAAGGATTCAAATAATTCTTTTAGGTATTCTCCAGACGTCATATCAGCTGCATTTCTACCTAATGTCATACGTTGATGAGCAGCTATAGAATCTCCAAATACTTCTACTAATCTTTTTCTACTACCACCTACAGCTTCAATAGTTTTTCTAAACTTCTCTTTACTGTATAGTTTTCTTAGTACATCCTCTACTACTTCTTCACTAATGTCAGCTTCTCTAGCTACACGTTCTCTTTGTACAGGAGTTGTTACAGAACCAGTTGAACCATCTTCAGCTCCCCATTCTTTTCTAATTCTTTTCTGTTGTTCCCAAACAATGAAAGGATCTTCTTCAGATATATGAGCAGCTTGATGTGGATCAGCTACTGGTTTATTTTTACTACCACGGAATCCATATTCATTTCTTCTTAGTTCTTGGATTCCCTTTCTTAATGTTTGTAATTCTACACTCTTCTGTCTGTTAGCTATAGTAGCTTTAACAGCATCAGAACCTTTACCTAAAGCCATCAGAGCACTATCAAATACTAGACCAATACCCATACCTTCAACAATGTTTTTCAGTTTCATCATTATAGGATGATCTGTATCTCTTGTTGATATAGGTGTATCAATCCATCCGTATCTATCTCGTAGCATTCCTAATGCATTTTCAGCATCTGATTCTTTAGATATTAAATCAGAGGCAGCACCGACTCCAGCAGCTCTAACTAAACTATTAGCTAGTATGCCTGTACCTGTTATACCTAATCTAGCTGCAGTTACTTTAGCAGCAGGTATAATAGCAGCAGCCATACTACCAAAGTGTACAGTACCTCTTAGTAGTTTACCCCACCATGTTTTAGTTATGATAGGGTTATCGTGATCAACTAAAGGATCCCATTCTGGTCTATAGAATCCTTTCTCTTTTCTTTCTCTGGATATTTCACCAGTTAAAGCATCAGCTGTACGTTCAGGGAACGTCATTAAAGATGATGCAGTGTCTTGTAAGCCGCCTACTCCTACTGATTTTAATTCTTCAGCAACTGCTTTTAAGCCCCACTTGTCAGCATTCCTTGGATCTGCTTGTACTTGTTCGGCTTTCTCTTCTGTTACTGCTTCTTCTTGTTGTTTAACTTCCTGCTCTTCACGAGATTCAGTTATATCTTCTAGATACTCTCTAGCAGAATCTATCTGTTGTCCTAGAATATTAGTATCTATTTGTGTTGGATCTATCATTTTACCTTAGTAAATTATTCAGTTGATTTAGATATTTCTTCCATGGTAGGTCCGTCTAAGATACCATCTAGAAAACTTATTATTTTACCTATAGGGGCGGTTTGAATCCAGGTTTCTATATCTCTTGCGCCTTCTCCTGTTATCATACGAGCTATTACTCTACCAGTAGCATTAAGATTACCAGCTTCATCAGTTAAAGCATTCATAACTAATTCTCTGGTACCTACAATTGTTTGAGCTATACCTGTCTTCTGCCAAGATTCACCTGCAGGAACAGGTTGTCCTAATGTAGCCATATCAAACGGCTCTTTAGGTTCAATTAGTGTCCTCTTAACTTGTTCTTCAGCTACACCTGGAAGTAAGTTATCTAGATGCATAAAGAACGGAGTCTCTCCTACTATACCAGTATACTCGTCTAATAATTCTGGATCAATATTAACTAGCTGTATCCAGTCTAAACTAGGTGTTATATAACTATTTCTAACTTGAGCATCAGCTCTTACTGAAGTATATAGTTGTGATAAATGATTGAAATCAGTATATTTTAATAAACCTTCTTTACCTTCTTGATCTTCTAAAACTCTATAAGTACGACCTGGTGAGGTTTTATGGTTTAATAGAATCTGTTCCTTTAATGCTAAAGCTTTTACTGGATCAACTACATTATCATCATTCATTAAGCCTGTAGATATTAATCTATGTTTCATAACATCTGATACAGACCATGTTTTATTACCTAATTTAGAGAAGTTTTTATAGTATTCAGTAGGATCTGGTCCAGTTCTTATGAACCCTTCACCTAGTTGATAATATTGTAAAGCAGCTTGTAAGTGTACTTCTTCTCCTACCCAAGGTTCCTTAGAACTAAAGTGTGTAGGATCAGCTTTAATTTTCTCTTTTATAGCTAACATATCTTGAGCAGCTGTATGATCAGGATTGTAAGCAGGGTACTGATTATATAATCCTGACTCGATTTCTTTTTTTATTTCAGTTCTAGCAAAACTCATAGCTTGTTCATCAGTTTTACCTAAAGATTTCTGTGCTCTAAAATGCTCAGCAAAAGCTATAGTAGCTTGATCTTCTATAGCTCTAAATTTAGCTGTTTTTTCTGTTTTTCCATCTGTTTCTTTAGTATACTCAATTGTCTGACCCTTTATAAAACTTTTAGCACTATTTACTTGTGCAGTATCCATATTAGGACCATCTACTATAGCTTTAATTTTATTATAATACGGGCCTGTCGGATCAAATTCACTTAATACAGAAGGATCAGTTCTATAACCTGCTTCATGTCTAGCCCAGTAAAACTTGAAACGATCTTCCTCTATATCTGGACTTAAATCCTCAAATCGTGAGATATTATATTTTAATTCTTGTACAGGTTTATCCCATCCTTTATCCCATCCTTCTTGCTCTAGTCTTTTTAAGTACTCTTCTTTCTGTTCATTAGTACTTTCTCCCTCCATTATTTCTTGCCATTCTTCAGACCCTTTTTTCTCTTGCCACCAGTTATGCTGTTTAGTATCTATATCCTGATCGAATTGAGCTATAGCTTCTCCTTGTTCTATTCTTACTTTTTTCCTCAATCCACCATATTCTTTACCCCAGTAATTTTTTAATCTGCGATACTTACCATCATGACCTTTTATTATAGAATCACCTATTCTTATTATATCTTGATCACTTAACTCCTTACTCTCCCAAGCTTGTTCTATAAATTTAAACATTTCAGCTCTACCAGCTGACCAAGAGTAAGCATGGAATCCATGGTAATGACCTAAGTAATCTGTTATCTTAGTACCTAATGCTTTAGCATTCTTCTCTTCTATTTCAGTATCAGTTAAATTTTCTTCTTCAACTGTCTCAGTAGGAGTACTAGCAAATTGTTTCAAAGAAGCACCTAAAGCAGCAGCTCTATCTTTTTCCATTAATGCTTTTTGAGCATCAACCTGAGCTTTTACATAACCTTTTTTATCTTTCTGAAAATCTTGAAAGATAGGATAAGCAAGATATTTAGTTAATAATCTTCTACTATATTTTTTTCCAGCAATTGTTTGAGCTAAAAATAATTCAACAGTTCCTTTATAAGCTATTCTCCAGTACTCATCTGATTCACCTTTTGCCTGATTCAGTGTTAGCCACCTACCATCAGGCATTTCATGAAGGTATTCTTCTGATGCTATAGCTTTAAATCTAGGCCAACCCATTTCAAAAGCATCACTTAATTCTGCTATAGTATTTCTAGTATTAGCAGTTCTAACTACAGCATCTTGAGCTATTTTTCCAGCATCAGTCTGATTATCTTTTAAGAATTCATCCTGATAAACCTGTATTTGTCCGCTGACTTCATTCCCTTGTTTTATTAATTCATCAGTTTCTTTGAATTGAGCATCTATTTTTTTCTCAGCAGCTTCTTTCTTTTTACTGTTAATTTCATCTTTAACTTGATTACCGTCTAAAGGGATGAAATCATTATATACTGCAGCAGCTTCTCGTCTATCCCTTATATCTACATAAGTTTCTATAGCTTTTGGGATTAACTCTAATAACTGTTTATGTTTTTCTTGTCTATTTTTATGGTACTGATTTTCTTGTTGAATGACCAAACTGAAATGATCATTCATTGCTTTAGTTGTTTCATCAATCTCTGAATTGATTGATTTAGTTAAATCAGCTTCTGTAGAGGCGTAGTTCCACTTAGAAATATCTGGAGGAGCGTCACGTTGCGTTCCTACTACTGTGTTAAACGATGATGTCATAATTAACCTCCTGTTGCTGCTCCAAATATATTAGTAGCTATACCTAAGCTATTTAATCCAGGTACAAAACTTAAACCTGTAGAAAGTACTCCTAATAAACCTCCTCTATCTTTAGGTGGCATCATTGTTGGAGGTCCAAATTCAGATGGAGCTATACCTAATGCTTGTCTATTTTTAGCCATAGTATTCATGTATTGTCGTTTAATACCTTGTTCAGCAATAGCCATATTTCTACCAAATGTATGATGAATAGTAGATTCTATTTGTGATTGTTTATTTAATAAATCTAAGAACTCATTTGTACGTCCTCTTCTTATTTGTCTTGATCGACCTCCTTCAAAACCTTTTTGTTTAGTAGCATATTGTCTAACTAATGCTTCTTTAGCTTGTCTACCTTTACCTTGAGCATGTAGAGCTGAGTAATATGCATCACTCTTTGCTCTACTTAAACCCACGGTAGCTACATCTTTACCTCTTAAATAAGAGGTTTCTCTATTATGAAATTTTAATCCTCTGGATTGATAATTGAACACTCTCTGAGAATGTGTTGCTTGAGCTTGTGCTCTTATCCCAGCATTTTTATCTGCACACACGGCAAAACTCTATAAAGGATAATTGATTAGGACCATACTTGAGTTCCCTCAAGAATTTAAATCCTAAGAATTTGAGTAGTTTTAGGTGAACTGTATTTCGTCTATCTGCAACATTCCAAAGTAAAGGTTCTGTTCTACTCTCTACAAACCTCTTGGATTCTTTTGCAAACGTATGTGGGTATTCTTTTATAGCAGGTGTACATATCATCCATATAAT